ACTGCGATGGGTGACGACTCTAGACGTTATACCAAGGGGCTAGAAACTAGCACCGTAACGCTGGATTTCCTAAACGATACTGCAGCCGGTGAAGTCCTAGCGACTCTTCAAGGTGCCTGGGGTACTACAGTGCCTCTAACACTTAAGCAGACAAGCGCAACTATTTCAGCTACAAATCCTGAGTATCAGACAACCGTGCTAGTTAATAACACTACAGATATTAACGGTGCCGTAGGAGATATCTCTACACAGAGCATTACGTTTACTTGTAACTCAGTTATCGTAGTAGACACAACCGTATAACAAACTAACAAAGGGGCAACAAATGGCACGACTCAAAATAACAAGGGCTGGCGGGGAAGTTACTGAGCATCAGATAACTCCACGGATTGAGTACGCCTTTGAGCTCTACGCAAAAAAAGGTTTTCACAAAGCCTTTAGAGACGATGAAAAACAGAGCGACGTTTACTGGTTAGCGCACGAGTGCTTACGCACAAGTGGAGAAGTCGTTAAACCTTTCGGCGCTGAGTTTTTGGATACGTTAGTAAAGGTCGAGGTCCTAGACGATGAACCTTTAGACTAGGGCGAGACTCCCTTACTTATCAGGTAGCCCAGCTATCTATTAGGTTAGGGATCTCGCCTGAGTCGGTCCTCGAGCTCGATACAGAGATGTATAAGATGCTAGTACAAGTATTAAACGATCAAGCTAAGGAGGTAGAGAGAAATGCCAATAGAGGTAAAAGGCGTTAGAACTACTCTTAAAGCCATCCGTAAAGTAGATCCTGAATTACTTAAAGAGATGAACGCTCAGATTAAGGCCGTAATGATTCCCATTAGGGATAAGGCTCGAGGCTATGCTCCATCACCTCAGCCCGATAACCTTTACGGCTGGAACGAAAACACGGTAGGTAAAACTATTACCGCTAAAAACTCAGCCTTTAGAACCTTTAACACCGAGGGCCGGCTACGCCTCTTTCCTCTCTATGACTATGAGACGGTTAAAAAAGGTATCTACTACTCTCAGCCTGCCGGCACACGTAATAGAAATGGGTGGCGAGCTCTGTACTACGTAGCTAATAAATCGGCTGCCGGTGCTATCTATGAGACTGCCGGCCGAGCTAATCCCGGCGGATCCTCTAGCAGTAAGTCTAATAACCCAGGAGCAGGCGCTCACTTTATTAGCCGTATGGGTCCTCTCTATGGCGATAAGCGCGAGGAGCGCGGCCGTATGATTTTTAGAGCTTGGGCTGAGGATCAGGGTAAAGCTCAAGCCGCCGTAATACGAGCTATTGAAAAAACAGTAAACGCCTTTAACCAAGGCCGTTACACAAAGGCCGCATAATGGCGCTGAATATACCTAGCTTAGTCGTAAGCGCAGTTACTACCTTTGACGGTAAAGCCCTAGGTAAAGGGCAAAAGCAAATCTCCGGGTTTGAGAAAAGCGTAAAGAGCCTCGGTCGAGCTTTTGGAGTAACTTTCGGAGCTGCAGCTCTAGCCAATTATGGCAAAAATGCCGTTAAGGCTTTTGCAGAAAATGAAAAATCCGCGGCTCGCCTTACGCAAGTAGTAAAAAACCTAGGGCTTGCTTTCGAGGTACCTCAGATTGAGCGTAATTTAGATGCTATCTCGGCTAAGTATGGTATCCAAGGCGAAGTATTACGCGAGGCTTTCCAAAAGCTAATCGGCGTTACAGCCTCAGCCGCTAAATCTACAGAGCTACTAAACCTATCTTTAGGAATAGCTGCAGGATCGGGCCAGGATTTACTTACCGTAAATCAGGATCTCGCAGCGGCATACGTAGGTAATACTCGAGGCTTAAGAAAATATAACCTAGGCCTTACTCAGTCCGAGCTTAAAACCTTAAAGTTTGAGGATGCCGTAGCCCTATTAACTAAAACTTTTGAGGGCTCAGCTGAGGCAGAATTAACTACTTATAGCGGTCAAATGCGCGTATTAGGTGAAGCTGCCGATAATGCTCAAGAAATTATAGGCGGCGGCCTTATTGACTCACTTATGATTTTATCGGGTAATACCTCAGTAGAGGATTTATCCGACGATATGCAGAGACTAGCCGAAAATACTCGAGATGCATTAAAAGAGTTTAGTTCTTGGGGTAAAGGCGTATTTAACGTTTTTGACTATGGAGCAGGCGTATTAGAAAGATTTATTAAGGCTACGGATCCTTTTGTAGATTTAATTATCGAGGGCGATCCAACCGGATTTACAGGTAGACCTAGACCTAGAGCTCGCCGATTCTTTGAGGGTGGACAGGACTCAGTAGCCGAGGCTAGGTTAAATAAACAAAGAGCAGCCGCTACGGCAAAAGAGTTAGCTAACCAAAAGCGACTAGCAGCTGAAAGAGCCAAGGCCGCTAAGGCAGAAAAGACTAAGATTTCACTATCTAAGGCGGCTGCCGCTTTTGATAGTACCCGGATTTCACTAGCTGCAGCCCTACAAGCTACCTATGACAAAGAGACTAAACTACGCCTTGAGGCTCTTATGCTCATCGAGGAAGATAAAGGCGATGAAGCTCTTAAGAAAATAACTCAGCTGGCTAACTTTCAGAAAAGCGCAGATTTACAGCGCCTAGCCGGCGTAGAGACAATTAGTAACGCCACTCTCGACTCCCTAAACACTCAGCTCATAACTGAGCTACAGGTTATAAACCGTAGCAAGTTAGCCGAGGGCGATAAGGAGCTAGCACGTGAGGAAGCGTTTAAGAAATATAACGCCGCGATAACTGCTGCCGGTACCTTGGCGGCCAAGGAGTCATATAACGAGCGCGTACAGATTCAGCTTACCGAGATAGCCAAGCTTGCCGCGATTAGTAATACCTATAACGCAGGGGTTACCTCAGCTCTATTACTAGAGTCCGTTGAGTTATCTATGATTGATCGAGTAGCTAAGGCTCAAGCCGAGGCCGATGCTAAGCGCCTTGCCGCTCTCAAAGACTATACAAATGCCTTAAATAGCGTAGCTAGCGGACGGGATTACGGCGGTAATGTCCTCGGTACTCCGGTACCTAACTTCACGCCTTACCTTACTGCCCCACCGTCTACTACTATGGGGCCTTTTGCTCCGTCTATTACCGAGGCTCCTAAACTTACCCCGACTCCAAGTAACTTTACCTATGATCCTATGTATAAATATATGACACCTCCGGCGAGCGTGACTATTAACGCCGGTATCGGTGATCCTGAGGCTATCGCTAGAGCCGTCGAGGATGTACTCAATCAGTCTACGTATAGAGGCACCTCAGTAAACCGAGGCTCAGGTAGATACTATGAGTAGTTGGTTACCGGAGTGGAGGATTACGGTAGGCACTACAGTTTACGATAACGTACTAGCGGTAAATATGGCTACGGGTCGAGATGACATAGACCTACAGTGCAACGCCGGCTACGCTCGTATGGAGATTATTAACGTCGATAATACGCCTTTTGATATTGACGTAACCGATGCCCTAACTCTTGAGCTTAAAAATAGCTCCGGCGCTTATGTACCGGTTTTTGGAGGAGCAGTATCGGATTTCGGTATCTCGGTGCGCTCTCCGGAGGAAATCGGGTTTATAACAATCGGTAATATATTGGCCGTAGGAGCTCTATCTAAACTTACTAAAGCCCTTTTTCCCGATGCCTTGGCCAAGGATTACGACGGCACTCAGATTTACGACGTGCTTAACGAGCTGCTTATTAACTCGTGGTTTGAGGTCGCTCCTGCCCTACAGTGGTTTGACTATGACCCTACGACTACTTGGGCCGATGCTGAAAACGTGGGACTAGGCGAGATAGATCAGCCGGGCCTATACGAGATGATAGCTCGAGGGGCTGAGCCGACCGTTAGCTATAACCTCTGCGCTCAGATAGCCCAAAGTGCCCAAGGGCAGATTTACGAGGATAAGGCCGGTCGAGTGTGTTATGCCGATACGGATCACCGTACCCAGTACCTATCTACTAATGGCTATACAACCCTTTCGGCTAATTACGCCGTCCCCTCTACGGTTAAAACCATCCTACAAATAGGCAAGATTCGTAACTCCCTCGTATTTAACTACGGCAATAATTACAATAGCCAAGCTACGGCTTTCGATGCTGATTCTATTGCTAACTATGGACGCTATCAGCTGAGCGTAACGACTAACCTACATAACCTAGCGGACGTAAATGACTTAATGGATCGAGAGTTAGGGCTTAGAGCTATCCCTCGAGAGCAGCTACAGAGCATTACCTTTAGACTAGATAACTCAGAACTACCGGATGCTGAGCGAAATAAGCTTATAAACGCCTTTTTTGGCGAGCCGATAGTAATCAATGATTTACCTATAAATATGTTTAACGGCTCTTTTAATGGCTTTGTCGAGGGGTACGCAATTAGAGCTACCCCGGGTTATGTAGATTTAACCCTTACCTTAAGCCCTACAGATTTCTCACTGGTCGCGCCACAGTGGGAGACAGTTTCGCCGCCTTCCTTGGTTTGGACCGGCGTAAATGCTACTCTTATATGGCAAAATGCTTTCGGAGGTTTAACCTAATGGCAACAGTAACGCCTAACTTTAACTGGCCCGTACCTACCTCGACCGACCTCGTAAAAGATGGCGCTACAGCTATCGAGGCTCTCGGTGACTCTATCGATGCCTCACTGGTCGATCTTAAAGGTGGCACTACAGGGCAGGTACTTAGTAAAAACTCAAATACAGATATGGATTTTACCTGGGTTACCGATGCAGCCGGTGATATTACAGGAGTATCAGTAACTAGCCCTCTTACTGGAGGAGGTACCTCAGGATCAGTTACCGTAGGTATTCTTAGCGGCACTACCTCAAACCTTGGCGCAGTGCAATTATCAGACTCCACCTCGAGCACTTCTACAACTTTAGCGGCTACTGCTAACGCGGTTAAAACTTCTTACGATTTAGCTAATGCAGCTATTCCAAAATCTACAGTAACCACGGCCGGAGACGTTATTTACGCAACTGGATCGGGTGCAGTTACTCGTTTGGGTATCGGTACAGCTGGCCAAGTACTTACAGTTAATGGCGGTGCGACGGCTCCATCTTGGGCTACACCCTCAGGCGGTGGCGGTTGGACTTCTATCGCCTCGGGTTCACTTTCGGGATCAGGTTTAACTTTATCGTCAATTTCAGGATCATATAAAAACTTACGTTTAGTTATTCGTAACGCACAATTTTCTAACTCAACAGAGCCACAGGTTAGAATCGCTGGAGTATCTACTAATAATTACAGCCGCGTAGCAATAATGAACGACAACACAACAGGCGTTGTTTCAGGTAATGCGGCAGTAAATGGCATTTACACCACTTACAACACGCCCAAACCCGACACAGTTGGTACGTGGATTGTTGATTTTCCAGATTATGCAAACACAACTTCTACAAAAGTTGTTGCAGTACAAGCGCGTTATGTGTCGGGTGCGGTAGGCAACGCAGCTGAAAACTGCTGGACAACCGGATCGTATAACTCAACCGCCGCAATAAGCGAAATTAACTTTGTGCATACAGTTACGTTTAACGCTGGAACTTATATTCTTTATGGAGGTAACTAATGAAAATCCTAGTCCATAACGTCGAGACAGGCGAAGTAATCGAGCGCGATGCTACTGCCGCAGAATTGGCACAAGCTGAAAAAGACGCAAAAGCTACAGCTGATAAGTTAGCAGGAGAAGCAGATAACGTTATAGCTAAAGCCGCGTTACTAGAGCGCCTAGGCATTACAGCCGATGAAGCGAAGTTACTACTCTCGTAATGCTAAAGAGTT